TTAAGAGAACCAACCGCCGAACCAGCCGTGCAGTTTCATCAGCACGAAATCGATCATCCGGCTAAAGAAACCGCCTTCGTTTACCGCTTCCATCACAATCAGCGGCCGCTGCTCAATGGTTTTATCATTCAGTTTAAAGTCGATGGTGCCGACAACCTGCCCTTTGGTCAGCGGCGCGGTCAGCTGCGTATCGTTCAGGGTGTAGCTGGCCTTGAGGTTTTTCAGCTGGCCTTTCGGCAGCGTGATGGAACCCGCCTCGCCCGCCCCCAGCTTCGCTTCACTGCTATCGCCAAACCAGACGCGCTGGGTAATGAAGGTGGCATCGGGTTTAATCGGCGTCACGGTTTCATAGAAGCGGAAGCCCCAGGTCAGCAGTTTTTCTGATTCGTTAAAACGGATACGGTCAGTTTTGGTGCCGAGCACGACGGCAATCAGGCGCATATCGTTTTGCGTCGCGGAAGAGACCAGATTGTAGCCCGCCCCGGCGGTGGTCCCGGTTTTCACCCCGTCAGCGTTGAGGTTCGTGCTCCACAGCAGGCGGTTGCGGTTCGGCTGGCGGATTTTGTTGAAGGTGAACTCTTTTTCTTTATGGATCGCATACTCTTCCGGCACGTCATGGATCATCGCTTTGGTGAGCAGCGCCATATCGCGGGCGGTACTGAACTGGCCCGGCGCGTCCAGACCGTGCACGGTCATAAAGGTGGTGTTGGTCAGGCCCATTTTCTGCGCATAGCCGTTCATCAGGCTGACAAACGCGTCCTGGCTGCCCGCCACGTAGTCGGCTATCGCGATGCTGGCGTCGTTGCCCGACTGAATGATGACGCCCTTGTTAAGATCTTCTACCGACACCTGCATCCCCGGCTTGAGAAACATCACCGAAGAGCCGCGCAGCGCCGGGTTACCGGTGGCCCACGCATCGCGTCCGATGGTCACCATATCAGTAGACTTAATCTTACCCGCCTTTAACGCCTGGCCGACAACGTAGCTGGTCATGATTTTGGTCAGGCTCGCCGGGTCGAGTTTTTCGTCGGCATTGCCTTCGCTGAGCACTTTGCCGCTGGCATAGTCCATCAGGATCCAGGCTCGCGCGTCAATGGATGGCGCATCGGGGAGTTGTTCCGCCGCCTGCACCGCAGGCGCAACGAGAAGTAAAAGCGCGCAGCCTGCCGCGAGGCCGCGAAGGGAAAAAGCATCATGCGTCATAAGAGCCACCCAAGTATCCTTTCCAAACAAAAATATGCCGCCACACTCGTTCCGCGCCGCAGCAGCCGGTGAGTAAAGCGTACAAATGACCTTAAAGAAACAGCGAGTTGGTAAAGTTTTTAAAGTTTACGCAATAACCTCGTCCGGTGCTGCAAACAGCGCAATTTTTTTGATCGCGGTTGCCTAAATATTAACTTTATTATGGCATGCAAAAAAATAGTTTAGCAAATTCAACGTTCTGCATTTTTTTCAACAACTTAACTTTATTGACTTCTGGTCAAATGTGGACAAATGCGGACATTTGATTGCCCCAAATCGTGCCCCAAACGTTATTCTGCCCCAAAATTTGCCCCAATTTTACCCCCTAAGGGTCTGAGGCAATAACCATTCTCATAGCTTACAAATAACCCACTAAGGGGTTGCAAGTTGACTACTTTGCCAGCAGGTGCTTATGGGCGATTAATGAGATACGTTTCTTGCGCTACTACTGCTCACGGTGACTCCCGGTAAGGATTTTGCAGCCCGGCCTAAGGCAGTGTTGAAAGCAATTAAAGTGACTGGCCGACATTCATACTTTACCCGGTTCGAATGACTCTGAAACACAAAAACATCCTCTGGATACCTTTCCCGTCGCCGAGTTATCATCGCCATCGCCCTAGGTGGGATTTCAACGCGCAGCGCTTTCAGTCTCCCCCGCTCTCGTATCAGTATTGAATCATTATCTATGTCATCGTACCGAAGCGCCAACAGCCTACCCGCACTAAGGCTCGTATGGAAAATCAATGCCCACAAATCAGCCCAAGTATCTGAGTTGTTGGCAAGTTGACTATTTATTACCAAAAATTGCGCGAACGTTAACGTTTTCTTACTACTCACAGTTAACCAATCTTTCATCTATTATTCGTGAGGTTATTATCTCAGATGTTAATTTCAGGCAACAGTAGTTAACGTGCGGTTAATCACACTCCCCTTCAAACAGGGGTAGTATCCAGCCTCAAGCTGTTGATCGTGTGCATAGCAACTCCGAGCACTTCAACAGCTCCAGGCCCCCTTAAGTAAAAACATACCCATGCAACCGGAACTTTAACTTAACTGTTCAGACCAGAATTATCTGGAAACATCAGGAATTTTCTCAGAAGATATACTCCGCGCGGAGACGCACACAGCAATAATGTCATGAAGTTTTTTTCCCCTGAGTGTGCCTGCTCCGGGGATTTTTTTATCAAACAGGACTTGTATACTGTCTCAAGTCGTTAATCGCATGGGTTGCGACTCCGAGCGATTCCACGTCTTTCAGCGCCTCACCTTCAATGCTCTCGCCTTCGGCTGTAATAAAAGAGCGTCCCATCAATTTTGCAAACTGCAGTTCGCCAGCCAGGCGGATAAGAAGGACGCTTCCTTGCGTCACCTTCAGCGATAAATCGAGAACGACATAGCCGCGATCAGTCTCTATAACCTGAGAGTTCGCGCCAATGTTGCACGCAGCCGTGACAGTCAGTCTCTGCTCAACATAGTCGGCAGCAGGTGAAGGAAACGAACTTACCATCATTACATGATCCTCCCCATATTCCTTAAAATCCAAAGCCTGTTTTCGGTGTGGTCCGGAGTTTTGTCAGCGAAGCAGCTTTGATAGCGCTCTATCCACCGATTAGCATCAGAGTGTGAGAAGTGAATCCCGCGCTGCTGTAATGATGAAACGAAATCTCGTGTATGTAAGTATTGATATCCCTTTGAGTTGCGTAAAACTGACTCGCGAAATGCCTGGTTAATGTCTGTTTGTCTAAGCACGATCTTACCTCGCATAAACACTGTTTATATATACAGTAATTTCATCGTGAATTTTGTTCAATGCAGGTTTCATCTATCGATCTTTATCACTGAGGTAACGCTTTGCTTTTTGTGGGTATACCGACTGGAAGATATTTGTAAATGCTTTTGGTCCCCACCCCAACTACATCAGCTATCTGTTGCCGGGTTGCGCCGTTCTCCAGCATCCGGCGGCAGCGTTCCACAACTTCGGTGGTCATTATCCGGCGGCGGCCACCGATGCGCCCCTGCTCTCTTGCCGCCGCCAGCCCTGCGCGTGTCCTCTCCACTATCAATTCTCGCTCCATTTCCGCCAGAGCACTCATGACGTGGAAGAAAAAACGTCCTGCTGGCGTACTGGTATCGATGCTGTCAGTCAGGCTTCGGAAATTCACCCCGCGCGCCTGCAGCTCCGAGGCCAGAGTGATTAAGTCGCGCACGCTTCTCTGTAGCGCGGCGATTTCTTTTGCATTTTTTTGCAAGTAATCTTACACATCAAAGACACCCGAAAAACAGGTTTTGCATTATGCAAAATTGATTACAATGGAAGTCCGAGGCATTAGAACACAATATGTCATCGGTGAAAAATTTTATGTTAACGTGGCGAAAAAAATCAGGCAACACAGCCATTCGCTATATAATAACGTGAGGTAAGTATATGTTTTTAGTGAAAAACTGCGATAGTAAATACAATATATCTTTAGAACAGCGTTACCTGCAATTAGGTTCTCTAGACTATTACAGAAAGATTGAAAACACGGAAATAGCCGACGCGGGGGAAGGAGCATATGAAATATCGATTGAGATAACCAACTCATGGATACCTAACGATATCATTAACAATGTGTTTCATAGTCATATCAATATTAATGGCAAAAAAAATAAAACAGTTTCACCTGAAATCAGGCTTAATTACAATGAAAATCAGATTTTCTTTGACACAGAAATTAGAGTAAGGGAAATGCAGGAGGATGCTACATTTGTTGACTCCCTTAAGGCTAATATTAAAGTAACACACTGCAATTGTTACATTTTTTGCATGTCTATTTTAGATGATCTGTCTGAAGTTAAAAGTTGCTTTAATGGTTATGATGATTTTTGGTATTTTGATTATGATCTTGCCGAGATATTCGCATCATCCATAAAAAAAGAGCTTAAAAAACAATTAAATAGAAACATTTCCATGCATGGATGGAAATTAAGCATGAATGATGATACGAATGCAAAAGAGGTTTTAAGAAAAGACATACAGATAGAATGTGTTCATGGCAAGGTCAACTACACACCTAGGATCTATAGAATAGATGGTGCTGACAAACTATCAGTGCAACATCACTTGTCAATTTTAGAAGAAGTCCCATTTATTAAACCTGACATTGAGATTTATAAAAGAAATAAAGAGTATAGGTTTGTATTTAAAGTGTATTACAGGGGTGACCCCATATCGACCTCAGTGAACACCATTTTGGTTAGCGTTCCAGATGTTATAAAAAAACTCGCAATGTCAGGTAATAAACCACGTAAATAGTTTAACTATTAGGGTCGCCATAACGTGCAGGGCGTCCGTGTAGCGCCCCTTACGATTCAACTAATACTAATGCTACTACCCAGCATGTTTTTAAAAGTGGAATACATACTTAATTTTTCTTCAGTCGTGAGGTTCACTCCTGACCACAATCCCCAGGCTGATTCCTGTATCGGCCCGTTCAATCCGCCCGTCGCAATTGAAATGTCATATCCGATACCCAAACGGATCGTTGATGTCGGAATGGCCCTTGTGGTGAATGCCGCCAGTGGTGCACTGACCAGAGCACCCTCTCTGAACATGTGAAGCTGAACGCCAGCGGCTGAATAGTCCGCAACCAGTAGCATAAACTTTGTCAGATCTGCGGAGGTAAGGGTCAGCGATGATGTCGCCACGCCTGTGGTCGTGCTGCCAATAGCCCTGACCGTCAGGTTTACCGGGTCAATAGCGAAGGTATCCCCCTGAGGTACTGGCGGCGTACCATTTCCTCCATGATATGACCCGATTGCCAGCGACCGCAGCGAGCCGCTAATTACCGGTTTCACCAACGCCATCATGGTTTTTATCGGTGTATCTGCAATTCCCGTATCGTACCCTGCGTTATAGCCGTTCAGCGTCTGATAACCAGCCCCCATCACCGGTGAACCGATTTGTGTCGGCGCCGCCCCTGCCAGCATGGTTACCCCGTCAGCATTCAGTAGCCCAATATTTGCGACAGTCGGTTGAGGGTAGATACTGCCGATAATATTGGCCGGGTCCCAGCCTGAACCATCCACGATAAAACCTAATTTTGCAACCATGATAACCCCTTAATTTAGTGTAATTTCTTCAACGATTGCGTAGTTATCCATGCGATACGCCACGCCATTCGGATCGAATTTGATAGTGTCGCCCTGGCTGTCACGAAGGCAGCAGCGCGGTCCGTTAGTCCGGCTCGGAAGGGTGCCGGTAGTGCCGCCAGTAAAGCCCATGCGGATTTTTGAGCCTGCAGGAATGCCGCCAGATGCACGGATGCGCAAGCGGTTAAGGTGCACGGAGACCTCCGTCAAAGTCAGCGCATTACCAGACGGGTCTACGGCAGACACCCCATAATTCCCCGGATCGGTGACAATGCTGGTATCCAGTACCAGTTTGCCAACCGGGTCGTACCAGATGTTTGCTATGCCCCCCTGAAGAGAAACGTCCTGAGACCACAGCGGCTCGAACTTCTTACCTGTCAGCATTTCCTGCTCAATGGCCAGGCCAAAGCGATAGCCGCAAATCTTCGAGTCTAAGCCCAGCAGGTGCGCTGTATCGTAGTAGTCGTACATGTACATGGGTTGTACCAGCCTGACGTCATCGCGGGTCCGGGCAAGCTTCAATAATGCAAGGGGGATGGTTGGATAACTGGTATTTGGCGTGCGGTTTTTCCAGCTGTTGAACTGATAGATAAACCACGGGAGTGACTCTGTTTTCCCTGTCACGTCGCTGGCAAAGCCATTGACGGCCGCAATCATTTTGTCAAAGCTGTCTAGGTAGACTTCCTCTGTTGTCCCTGCGGTCTGGTCACTTTCATTCCCCATATAAATCATTGCGTGGGGTGAATAGGTAAGTCCCAGCTCATTGGCGCACACTTTACCATATGTCATGTCATCGATAATGCGCTGCATGTAGAGGCCAGGATTCTGGCGCAACTGGGCTATGGTTTTACTTCCCTGTGCCGGAACAGAACCCAGAAATTTTACGTCACCTGACGCGTACCCCTCGGCTTCAGCAGACAGCCGGTCAAATATCGCACTAATGGCTCCGGCCACAGGTGTTTCATAGCCGACACCATCTCCCGTATCATGTGTGGTTTCGATATATGGAAGCAGGCTGGCATGATTCTCAGCAGATGAACCTGAACCCTCTTGCGCCCTGACGCCACCATTAAAACGGTAGGCATTGGGAATGGCAGTAATGGTCTGGAGTGGCATTGAATTGATACCTGCCATCAGCGACTGTCCAAAGCCGATGATGTGGTTTACATCTACCAGTCTTTTGGCGAGAGGTTTTTTATCAACGGGCAACGAGTCCGATTCGATAGAGCCAGCGATAAGCCTTTTCACTTTTATCGTGCCGGACTCAACACTTCCATCAGCTTTCCCGCCGTGTGTAACCCGCCCGTAATCATCCATCCAGCCCCACAGAAAACCCTCTGGTAATACGCCTGTGGTTTTCCCCCCACCATGAAAAACGATGTCACCAAGCAGTTTTCCGATACTGGCAACCAGTGCCTGTAACTTGCCAGCAGCAAAAGTACCGTCGTCTTTCAGGCCAACAGCTGCGCTGCCGAACAAACTCATCAGCGCCCATTCAAATCCCGGAGGGATATTTGAGGTCATCTCAGCCCCGCTCGCCAGCTTCATTGATTCCGTCGTCAATGACTTGATATCAGCTGACGCAAACGCTGCGAGGTTCGCGATCATCTTCCCGAAGTTCAGGGCACCAGAGGAGTCAATACCACCGACATACTGCCCCTGTGTATTTGAAAAAATAGCATCAAACCCGACTACGCCACTGGTACTGGACATGGAGTTAAAGAGGTAGAGAAAGTCAAAAAAGCGCTGAGCGCCCAGCAGCCATGCAACCTCCTGAGCAACACCATTCGCATTAACAAAATATCGAAAGGCCACAGGCGATTCGGTCCCTTGCGGCGTACGGAAATATTGCCCGTTTGTTGTGCCTGCTATCCCGGATGGCTCATCCGGAAACGTTGAGTTGGAGGTATCAAGCGACGCGAGCACGCTTTCAATATCAGCAGTGATCCCGCGCCAGGTAGGAAGAGGCTCTCCGCTGCGGTCATCCACCGTGGATTTTTCACCATTCACCAGCTCATCGAGCCGTTTGGCGTTATCGAGCAGCACCGCCGGAGAAGTACTCCCCAGCGCCGGGTCAAATCCAGCCATGTTTTTTGCTCCAAAAAAGGCGTTCGCGCAAACGAGGGTTTGAGCGAAAAGAGTTAATAAGGGGTTTTTATGGGGTATTACGCGACGTCGCCGGGGTAGCTGGCGTCATCGTAGGCGTAGAACGATTCAAGATATTCGTTAGCGGTCACCTGGCAGGTGCCGTCAGACTGTGGGGCAATTTCTGCCACCAGTGCATCATAGACATGCCGCGTTGATCCACAGAACACCAGCCGGATAGGCTCGATGGTTGCAGACGATAAATTGATTTTCAGCGGGTCATCAAACTCACTCAGATGCGGGACCGAAAGTTGATAATCCCCTGCTCTGGTCGCCACCATCAGCCCGGAGGCCGAGCCATCCTGGTAACGGATCAGCGCGCGAGGGTTTTCAAAAGACCAGTCCAGCGGCTCCGTGACGGTGAATGTCGTTACACCGCCAGCCGTTGTCATCTCCTCAACAAGACAGGAAATAGTGTTATTCCCCGGTATATCGTCGGTCAGCACAATACGATCGCCAACGTTGTAGCAGAGTGCGTCCAGTTCGGTCGTCGTCTGGAACGTTACCCGCTGCTGCAGGTATTTCATCAGGCGCCGCATCCCAATCTGGTAGGCACGATCCTGACTCAATACCCCGTCGAGTTTGTAATCCTCGATTTTCACCGGTGTAGGGTTATCGGGAGTTCGACATTTGACGGTCTCTTCCGCCCAGGTGGTCCCGTTGACGTAAGTCACATCAACCCCGTCGTAATCATCGTCAGATGGAGCAGTGAAACCGCTCTGCAGCTCTTCGACCATCTCATGCGGGGTGATCACACCTGTCCAGGGCTTAATCCCTTCCCTGTTTACGGTAGCCAGGCCATCGCTTAACAGGAAGCGGGACTTCCCGGCGTTGGCGATCTTTTGCAGCATTTCCAGTGCCGAGATACTGTCGCCAGTAGCGAAATCAAAATACTCTCCCCGCGGGCTCCAGTACGCGGACTCAATGCCGTTAATGGTATCGACATCCATCTCCAGTCCCAGCGAGTTCCCGACATGCAGCAGCGCCCCCGAAATGGTTCTGGCCGTTCCGGTTTCATAGGCACGCGTCCCAACAACGTTTACGCGGCGGTCAGACTGCGCCGCCAGTTTACCCCCCGTCTCGACGGTCGCCGCCATCAGCGACACACCGGGATAGGATGCTGGGCGAGTCAGCAGTCGTCCGCGCAGTGCCTGCCAGTACATCGAATCCCTGGCATTATTGGAGCCCTGCTCGTTGCGACGTCGGCAGCGAACCTCGACAAGCCCCGGAGAACCGAGTGAGATCCGCTCAGTAAAGCCCAGACCGTTAACGTTTTTCAGCGCGTACTCGCCCTGTTTACTGACCCACCCAGAACCGGATCCGTTAATCCGGTACTGAATTTCCCACTCAACATGCCGGAGTCGTTTTTTGCCCTTGCTGTCAAAACCGCAGATGCCGTTCGGAAAGGAAAAATTCACTTCGAACATATCCACCACTTCATTTTCTGGGCATACGAGGAAAGGCCCCAGCCAGCTCAGCGTGTCGTTAAGGCCAGTGGCCTCATAGTCGATCATCGTCCTGGCGGTGAATCCCGGCCATGACTCATCAACTGCACCGTTAACCAGACGCGCCACCGTCGCCGTCGTACCGTCAGCGGACACAATCCTGTACTCATTCCCGCGGTGAGCAAGTGAAAGTCGTTGCACGCCTTCAGGCATGCCCGAAAATGCGGTTCCCGTGACGCTGTTATAGGCAAGCGTCACATTCTCCGTTACCGCCGGGCTGCCGCCGGTTGATGCCGTGCCGGAGGTGTAAACAGGGGCATCACCGAAGACGGAAGCTGGTAGCGTGGAGGATGTGATGTCACCGCCAGCGAACGGGCTGTCCGCCTCAGTTATCACTACAGTCCCGCCGTTATCCTGCGCGACCAGGCCGGAACCAGTCAGCCCTTCGGTGATAGCCGCCAGTAGTCCCGACATCGAGATATAGTTCGCCACCAGAGACACCGCGTAAGCGATCCCCTGCCATGTGATTGTGAACGTGCTGGAGCTGGTCGAAAAGTCGTAGGTGGTAGGGGCTGCGCTGGCCTGAATTTTTGCAGCGCTGCCACCGACGCCGGGGACGGCGGCCTGACCCGGTGTATATGACGCAATAAACAGATCGTAATCGACGCTATTGAAACTGAGCGTCACCGGCATACCAACCACCGGCGCGATCTCCGTCAGCAGCGGACTCGCGATAACGCTGTACCCGGCCGCCGTTGATATCTGGTAGTTGGCGGGAGCCTTTATCTCAACAATCGCGCCTTCTACCCAGCTATCCGGCAGAGAATTGTCGTTCTCGTCGTCATCATCGCCATCATCCGTGTCCAGCCCGGTAAACGTTACGTCTGCTCCGGCCACGGTCATGCTGTCTGCGATGATGTCGTCCGCGTCCGGCGACGTCTGGGCCATATCAAGACCGGTACCGGATGACGTCCCGCCCACCTCGGTAGAGTTGAACCAGTTTTCACTGCGCTCATCGCCGGAAACGTCCGCACCAGGGGGATAATGCGTGCTGCTGAATCCCGGCAGGGTAGATGCAGGCGTACTGCCAACGCGGATATCGCCATTGGTATAATCCAGAGCTCCGACACCAAGGCACAGCAGCATCTGCACCCGCATTTTCGTGGGATCGGCAGCATCGAACCGGGTAACGGGCTGCACAACATAATCAGGATAAATACGCACGCGCCCAAACACTTCACGAATCGCATCACCCAGTTTCGCGCTGTTTGCTTTCGCGGGGTTCAGGTCGAGGCTTCGTCCGGTGGATGACGTGTAGCCACCAGCATCAATATTACCCATCATGAACAGTGAGTAGGCCGCCGTTGCCACGGCGATACCTACCCCTATCCATGCGATCGTAGCTACTTCAAGCCCAAAAGGAACCGGGTACATGCGGACATCGCTTTCCGGCCGGATGATGCGAAACGCCCATTCGCCAGGTGGTACCGGCTGGCCATCGAGTTCAATAGCCAACGGTGGAACATCCCGATCCTCATAGTCTTCGACATTGGCAACCAGCCAGCTGCGAATGCTGGTAACGCCATGCTCATGCGTTTCGAGTGGTTCACCGGGCAGCCGCGACGGGTAAAAACGAATGGTCATTGCCAGAACTCCACTTTGACAAATCTCCGCTTAAATCGCGGCAACGGCAGAAACGTTACGTTCGTTCCCGGATTACATTCCGCCACGTGCAGCAGGCCGCCGATATTGACGACGATACCGACATGGGTGACGGTTGAACCGGAATAACAGGCCACCCCGGCACCTTCGCAGGGTTCGCAACGTTCCAGAGAAAGCATCATCCGTCGCGCTTCCCGGTCGAGCCCGCCGCCGTCTTTGGTCACCCCAGCGAACTCAGGCCAGAGAGGCAGTCCAAGGTCCGCCCGGATTTCGTTCACGATGCCGAAGCAGTCGAGCTGCGGATACACTCTGCCGCCCTTCAGCCAGGTGACTGAAAGGTATTTATCAGGGTTAAACATTGGGATTCCTTAGCTGATGTAACGCAGACCGGGGAATAAAGGGAGCGTATAGCGGTATCGCGGCCAGGCTGTATCGAGGACATTCATATAGCCCGCGGTGATCTGTACCTCTGTCGCCGTCCAGTAGCCAGATTTGACTTGCAGCGTATACGGTACCGCCGCAGGCGCCGCTAAATCCGTGGAAATATAACTCCGGTAAGTCAGTGACGCCGAAAGTCGGTTCGCCAGCGCATTTCGGATCGCCGTGGACACAACGCCGTCAATATTACACAGGGCAAATTTCAGGTCCTGCGTTCCGTCCTCGTTACGCGCCGGCAGCGCAATATCCATCGCGCAGGCAGTAAACGTTACGGTCTCGCCGTTCTCCGTCGTCGCAGTGATATCCTCATAACCCTGGCAGAGGTAGTGAACATCAGAACCGATAGTTATCTGCAGCGTTTCAATGATCACTTCTGGTCCGCTACTGGCGTAAAGGCGGTTAATCTGCGTCATGCTTTGGCCACTCCTTATTCAGCGCAATATCAAGGAGAGATTGCCCGGCCAGCCATTCTGGATAATATCCCCAACCGATAGGGGCAAGTGGTCGCTCCCTTAATTCAAGGGTTGCAGAATAACGCCACAGACCTGGTTTAATATAAGATGGTCCTTTATACACCCCATTAAATCGACATTTAAAAAACTTCAGTCCAACTGGAGTTTTACATTTCATGTAAAACCATGCCGCACCATCAGTTAAAACGTCTCTATACCACGCTTCAAATACTTGTGCATGCGCATCACTTTTAAATTGCCATACAACAGTATTATTAGTTGGTACTGATGTATATCTTCTACGCTGCCTGGCAAGCCCCCCCACTCTGTCGGTACGAACCATAGGATCAGTCGATTCAAATCCATAATTATCGTATGTCGGGCCGGGTATATAATCATGTGGATAATAAATATCTGACATTATTTCATACGCCTCCCCGGATAGACGGCTTTAAGTGCACGACCGTAACTTTCACTTGGATTCTGTACCTGAGAAGTAAAGTACTGCTTAAGCCTTTTTTCAGACGCCCGCATTTGCTGGTTAACCATCTGCATGGTGGTATCGTCAGGTTTACCTGTGAAGGTATTATGGAATTCAGCAACAACCGACCCGCTGCTTGCTATTCTTTGCTGGCGAACCTGGTCTAACGTGGCATCCAGTTTTGCAGATGTACCCGCTGTGGTTACGCGTTCACCCTTTTTCAATAACCAGGTTCCCGTTTCAGGGATTTTGTCGATACCATCGTGAGCCATACCAGCTAAAGCCGATGCTGAGATAGCAGCAACAAGGGGGGCGGTGACACCAGCAGCCGCTGCCAGTGCTGCGGGTGCCAGAGCTGGCCCCACTATTGGGATAGCGGCGGTAGATGCATATGCTGCAAGTTGGGCCTGAAGAGCTGTAGCCTGCGCATTAGCGATCATCGGAGCTGTCGCGGTTGCCTGAGTGGTCTTACTTACCAGGAGTTGAACGCCCTCATATACCAGCCACTGTGCGGCCAGTTGGGTCAATGTCTGAATAACTGTTTTGCCAAATCCTTCCACCATATTGCTCAGAGCATCGCCAGCATCTTCAGACTGAGTGGCAAGGTCATACAATCCCTGCTGAAGATTACTTGTTACTCCACTAAGCGCAGTATTGGTTGTATCCGCGGCGATCTGATTGTAATTGGTGGCCATGTCAGCATAGTTTTCCCATGACGACTGAACGCCAGCCAACCAATTATTACGCATTTCATCCTGCGCAGCGTAATAGCCCTCAAGGGCGGAAAGCTCTTTCTGATACCCTTCATCATCCAGGCTTCCACCCTGATTTTTCCAACCTTGCCTTAATTGCGCCCTCTCGTTATTACGTTGTGCGTCCCTGTCACCTAATCCAGCACTATCTACCAATGCAGCCGTCTTTTCCTGCATCTGAGTAACATATTTTAACGAGTTATCCTGAAGCTTATTCAGCCGTTCCTGAGCGACGATCTGATCGCCTAATTTTGCATTGACCTCTGCCTGAGCCAGAACTTTATCTTTGTTGGTGAGTAACGATTGTTCATCTTTACTCAGCGCACGGGTTTTCGATGCTTCTTCGATAACCGTGAATTTTGATTGCAGGGACCATAAATTTTTACGCTGCTGACTGATAGTGTCGTTAAGCCCGGTATGCTGTTGCAGCAATTTCAGCTGGGTCATTAACTGAAGTGTTTCAGTATTCGTTTGATCAGACGAACGGTCACCAGCAGAAACTTTCACGCCTTTGGGTTTTGGCGTTTTTTTTACTGATGCCTCATATTCCTTTTTAGCTGCAGCCATGTTTATGGCGTAATCAGCCTGGAGAATATGTCCTTCTTTCAGTGCCTTATTTAATTCATTCTGCCGTGCGGTGTATTTTTCAAGGGCCGTCTGCGATTTAGCATAATTGGCCTGTGCCTGGGCCGCGTATTTCTGCTTATCAGATTCGGCCTCCGCTTCCCTTTCTGCTGCCGCTACACTGGCTTTGGCAATTCCTGCCTGTTGCTGCGCCATATCCAGTGCCAGACGGGCTGACTCACGATCATTCCAAAATCGAGCTCTGGCCTCATCGTTTACATAACGGTCATTTTTCCTTAGATTCCATATTTCATCAGCCCGTTTAAAAGCAGCCTCTGCCTTGCTGGCCATCTCATCTGCGGTATCAGGACGCCCCAGATCAAGTGCAGCATCCCACATGGATTTAAATGCACGTTTTAATGAGTCGGCTGAGCGCTCAATCGTCCCCATATTATCGATGAGGGTCTGGGTCTGTGTATTAAAACCCTTCGTTGCAGCGTCGTTAGCCGCCTGCAATGCTGCAGCCTCGTCCCCAGAACGTTGTAGCTGAGCAACATAAGCGATCTGCTCCGATGTCACGTTGTGGAACTGTTGTGCCATCGCAATCAGTCCAGACGTCGGATCATTAGTCAGTTTTCCGAAGGCCTCCGCAACTTTTTCAACAGGGACACCAGAAGCCGTAGAAAATTTTGCAACCGCCTGGCTTAATTCATCAAAACGGGCTCCGGCACCAACGCCCGCATTAATTAATGCCTTCAGTGAGTCACTGGTTTGATCAAAGGTAAGTCCGGCCTGCTGGCCCGATTTTGCCAGTACCAGCATTCTGTCGGTAGTCAGACCTGCAGAATTGCCAGATAACGTCAGCGTTTTATTGAAATCAGAAAGTGTCGACGATCCTTTATAATAAATGTACCCCATTCCCGCACCAGCGGCGGTCAATGCAGTGATACCAAGCGCCAGAGGGGTTACTGAGCCAAGTAAGGCACGAAAGGTAGGAACCAGCCCACCAAATGAGTCTTTTACCTGACCACCTTGCTGAAGCATGATTAGCCAAGGACTCTGACCACCAGCTAACTGAGTGGCAACATCTGTGAACTGCGCAGGCAACATACGCATCGCATTTTTATATTGCCCGATTGATATACCCGCGCGTTTAGCGGCACGCTCCTGACGTGAAAATGCCGCAGTAACCTGGGCTGAGCTGTCGTTTGCTGCCCTTCCTAACCCACTCAGTTGCTTATTAAGATGAGCAACTTCCTCATCAAACTTTGCGCTATCACCATCAATTTTAACGACCAGATCACCCACTGGCTGGGACATAGCGAACTCCTCCGGGAATGCTCTCGGCTATTGACATAAGCTGCTCGTCAGAAATGTCCTCGTTTTCTTCCCTACCTGTTGTAAGTAAACTAAAATCGAGGGCGGAAATACCGTGTTTGTCTGGATCGGTGAAAAGACTGATTGCGAGGTAGCTTAAATTAGCGAAATGGGAATCAAGAAGATCGTCGCTAAAGCAACGTTCCTGGTAATATTCAATCCATTCGAACCATTCCGAGGAAGACATTTCGGAAAGCATAGCGCGCCAGTCTGGTCGACCAAATTCTCTGGCTAAGCGCATAGCAAAGCGACGTGAGCGGGTCAGGACTTTTCCAGATCCGGTTCTTCCTCTTCTTTAATAGTTTCTTCAGTTTCATCAATAGCGGGAGGAACCATCCCCGAAAGCATCCGGACCATTATGGCTGCACTACCCAGTAATCCCGGCGGATATTTGCGCATGATTTCATGGAAAATATCTTTTCCCTCACGGTTCTCATCTTCTGCCTCGCTCAAGGATAAAGCGACAAGCATGGCCTGATCACGCATAGTCAACAAGGTGGCCAATTTAAAATTTTCTTCAGGAGTGCTTCCCTCAGGTGGTAAAGCTTTCCGTTCTTCAACCATAAATTCAATATATTGCATTCGACTGTAAGCAGATAATTCAAACAGCAAAATGTTCTCACCACTGGGATTTAATGTGTCTTTTTTAAGATAAGTCATTATATTACCCTACGCGGTGCAGGGCACCGCTGTCGAATATATTAAGGGTTAGTTGAAGAGTTATCTTCAGCCAGAGAAGGTTTACCTTTATTGGTAATTTGTGCACTGCGGGTAATAACTTCGTTCCGCGCAATGGTTTTACCCAGACTATTTACCCAACCGGTAAAAAGATCAACAGCGCCATTTGGATATTTAATTTTGTAGGATTTCTCATCGCCACTCATAAACCAGTCAACAAGATCCTGCTGACCAGACTCACCCGGTTTCCATGCGAGTGTAACGCTGGTTTGCCCGGCTGATTTAACCCCCTGAGCAGTGGAATCCCATTCAGGTGCCTCATCATCAATATAAGAATCATCGTATGATTCAGCAGTCAGCTCCCCAGGCGTAATCTCCTTAATTTGTGCTGTACGGGTCCAGCCGACATCGCTTAGGGGATCATCGAATGGGTCACCTGTTCCAGTGTAAATCCAGAAGGTTGTTCCGGCACCTTTGGTCGGTGTGGTAGGTGTTGGGATTGGCATAAGCTCCTCACATAATATAAGTTATGGAATATTGGAGATCGGCGGAGCCCCATGTTGTGGCTTCATCGTCTCGTTGATAGTCGTACCCGACAACGCTGATAGTTTCTACAAGACTGGTTAGTTCAGGAACATCTACCATCGCCGGATATATGCGGTTTTCCATCCATTTATCCAGCTCGCTGTCGGTGGCAGTGGCTTTAAGAAATACCTCAATGTGAAGGACAGCCTCCCACTCCTCCTCGTCAATAATGCCCCCCGTAGCCTTCGCATCGGTAAGATATACTGCGACCGCTGGCAACTCCTCTGGAGCCAGGAAAGCTGGCCGACCGTCATACCAGAATATTTTTCCGGAGTTAATTGACTTCAGTTTGTCCAGAACAGCTTTTCGTATTTGCGGGTGGATCATTTTGTCACCAGCCTTATCTGATTTTTAAGGGCCGCCATAATCTCTTTTGGCATATCAGATGCCATGAGTTTCGGTAGTTCGTCTTTGAATGCAGTAGTCAGCGGTGTGACAAGTGGCACTTTCACAACTTCAACAGGGTAACGAGATTTTCCGGTTCGCCGCAGAACGTGCCAACGCCCGTTATTGAGTTGCTGAACAAAAGCGCCAGGGAAGCTAAAATTCCCAACCTTCAGAACGCTTCCAGAACTACCGTTGTCGCGCTTACGTCGTGAAAGTTGAACCCGTACTGGCCCCAGCTTTATCGCCGGGAGGTTGCCGCGATTTACCCGGATGGTTGCTATCGGCTTTTTAGGGCTCGCCCGCTTAAGCCTTGATCGCTGCATAACCAGCTTCCGCTTAACCCTGGTTTCTTTCGCCACACGGGTTGAACTTCGGCTTATCGCCCTTCCAGCAACCCGGTTGATGGATTGTGATGTCGCTCGAGGAATGGCATTTTTACTGATATTACTCAGGTTCTGCTTGAGCTCTTCCAAGCCTTTAATCGTCACCTATGACCTCCTCAATCCAGATCTGCGGCTTACCATTAAAGAGGAGCCAGCGGGTAACGGTGTAAACCTGACCTTTATAAATAACCTCATCTCCGCGCGCCGGATGATAGCCAGCGCTGAAGACAACCAAGTTAATCCCATCACCAGCGACTGGCCCCAGCTCAGGCAGCAGGTGACTTTCAACAGCAACATGCTCATCGCCATTGATAGTCGCCGCTCTGCCCAGCCTTTTCGCCGTCAGTTCATCCATCCTGCCAGCCATATTATCAAAGGCATTAGCCATTGATTTTGACTTCCAGGACGGTAACGCCTGCAGCGGCATCCTCCCAGGCAGTCCCGGCTAATACCGCATCGGTCTCATCCAACTGAACATTTCCAGCTTTGAGATATACCTTTTCCCCGGCGGCCACGGCATCAGCTGGCAGCTTAGATAAAAGAAAGACACCTTCAGCGAATCCGTCGCCTACATCACCCGGCTGAATATCGGTAATTGCAACCGCAACGATTCCGCCCAAAGCGACCGGTGTACCGCTAAGAATCTCGTCTGCACCAGAGTTTTTAAGAGGGATGGTTTTACCGTCTTGCACATAATTTTTAGCCATAACGTCTCCTGTCAGCCCCGCAGGGCTGATTTCAGGTATAAAAAAAGCCCTTCCGGGCGTCGATTTTCAGAACTGTAATGATTACTGGCCGCTGGATTTCACCAGGCCGCGGTAATCAAGCGGCGCCACACCAGCATCGATACGAACTTTTGTAGCGATACCGTCAGTGGTAAACCCTTCCTGCTGATCAATGTAAGGTGTATCAACACCATTCAGATACGCCACTTCGATGGTGTCCGTCCCTTTTGCCGCCATCAGATACCAGGCTTTTGCGTCAGCTTCGTCAAGACGGGCCTCTGCAATCACATCTGCAAAATTCTGGATCGGGTTAATAATCCCGGCGTTGATATCCGCCCCTTTTACGCTCGCTGATTTAATCGTCTGGTTAGCCAGTGTCTCCAGCGCGACCGGCACCAGCATAAATGCCGGGCGGATGTTCAGAGAGCGTTCACCCTCTTTCTGCAGGCGCATCAGTTTACGCGCATCGTCCAGACTGCTTACGGAAATAGCACCGGTGGAAAGGTTCTTGTGGTCTGCGTGGAATAACGCCTTAGCATCAGAGAGTTTGGGGTTTTTTGTCAGGATGGCATAAACCAGGTCACCGATAGTCGCCTTAGCGGCACGGCCCATTTTCATCGGTACATCTGTAAGCTGGTTCAGATCATCATTGATGATTGCCTGGCGAGTAATGGAAAAAATTTCTCCGTAGGTGGCAAGCGCGATGGTTTCACCTTTATCGCCGGTTGTCACATACTTATATTCAGCACCTTCGCGAACCTGCCGCAGAGACGGGAATCCGCCCATCCCCACACGATGCGCTGTCTTAAAGTCCGACAACTGGCCTTTCTTTGTCCACTGTTCAAAGGTTTCTGCAGCTTCGTCCCAGCCCTGCAAAATCGCTTTGTTGGCGACATCAAGCAGGATGTTGCCAAAATCAGAGGTGCTGTGCGTCAGCGCCAGCCCTACCATCTGCATCGGGTTATAGCTGGATACACCAATTCCCCGCTCAGTCAGGGCCATGCGGGCATATTCACGCAGGGTCATGCCGTTGTAGACATTGTCACGTTCCTGATCTTCAAATCCGGCACGCGCCATCAATGCCTGGCGAATACCATCGGCGACAAAGTTGCCGTTACCTGCATGGATATGCGCTGGCGTAGTTTTTGCCGATGGCGAAGCATCTTTCCCCAGTAACGCCAGCAGTTTGTCTTTGGCCTGATCAACCGTGCAATCCATATCGGCTACACACTGCGCCTGCAGTTCGGCGTGTTTACCACCAAACATCGCAAAGAGGTTGTTAATACCATTAACGCGCTCTTTTTGCTCAGCGATTACTTGAGCACGAATGGTGTTTTCGTCAATTACGGAAGGTTGGCTCACCACCGGCTGCTGAGGATCGCGCTGGGTGGTAGCTCGCGGTGGCGTTAACATGTTGCGAATACTTTTTGGCATCTTTTCGAAGTCCTCAATACGTTTAGACTGGATACAGGCCATAGCCTGAAGAGAGGGGGTGACCTGGTCGGCAAAGCCCATCGCGACGCATTCTTTGCCGTCCATCCAGGTTTCATCTTCCAGCATCGTCGCTATTTCATCGGGGCTCTTTCCCGTTTTCTCTGCATAAGCGGGGATCAGAACAGACTCAACCTTATCCAGAAGCTCTGCGTAGTCACGCATATCGTTGGCATCACCACCAGCAAAACCCCAGGGCTTATGGATCATCATCATGGTGTTTTCCGGCATGATGACCGGATTACCCACCATAGCAATGACCGAGGCCATAGACGCGGCAAGACCGTCGATATGAACGGTAATTGCCGCACCATGATGTTTAAGAGCATTAAAAATGGCGATGCCATCAAAGACATCGCCACCGGGGGAGTTAATGTGAAGGTTAATGTGACTGATATCACCCAACGCTTTCAGGTCGTTAACAAACTGTCGGGCAGTAACGCCCCAGTAGCCGATCTCATCGTAAATGTAGATTTCTGCCTGATTGTCGGCGCTGGCCTGCATACGAAACCACGAATTACTTCTTGCGCTGGCTTTCGGACGACGGAGCGTCCGGTTCTTTAACTTCGGCACTGGTGCCTCCTTTATCGTTTGCAGGATCGGTGTCATATACCAGTCCCAGTTCGCGGTTATCATCGACTTCGGCCTTACGGCGCCGTTTCACGTCATCTGGGTTGCGCCCGCTGGCACGCACCCAGTCAGATTCCGTCGCAGCCCCCCCCCTAATTTGCGCCTTCCAGGCATTAGCCTCTTTAACTGGGTCGATCCACGGCATGACCGGACCGGAATAAACTGCAGTGTAAAGCGACGCCATATCCAGCCCACGTGGTAGCTGAATTTCGCCAGAAGCCACCGCCATTTTTAACCAGTTTCGGTACATTGGCCGGGTGATTGCGCCGATGAACCAGTCCTGAAGGATCAGATAACCATCTGTTGATTCAACCAACTCCTGGCGCTGAGCACTGTATGTTCCATCGTAGTTTCTGGCTGTACTGGAGAAGCTGAGACGAGCACCGGCAGCGACAGCGCGCAATTGTCCATTTCGGAATGGTTCAAGGTTAGGGTTTGGCCTGTCGGACTTGATCATCCCGATGTCTTCACCGGGCAGCAGATCATCATAGATAATGCCCGGTTCAATCATCACTTCGCGATTGTCTTTACTTGCGTCACTATCAAGGCTTTGCCCGTCCCCTTTTTAATGTACATCCCCAGTGCAGCTGCAATGCGGGCTGCCGTCAACTCAGCATCCTCGTATTCTTTCAGTGCACTGAGACGCATGAGTACACCAGAAAGAAGTGAGGTTCCTCGGGTCTGATGAAGCCGACGGGTAAATTTCAGATGCAGCATATTCCCGGCATCTATATCTTTCGTATCCATTTGGCGGCCAGTAACGGGTAGGCTTTTATAGACTAAGTATTTTTTCGGACGCCCCCAGTTATCTACATAAACTCCCTGACAAAGTTGCTTGGACTCATCATTAGTCATCGGCACAAAATCAGCTTCCAACGCTTCAAGCCAGAAAGGAATGCCAGCTACAGGTTCAAGCCCCTGAGCAGAGCCATTTACCATCTGTGCGAAAATCTCCCCGTCTCTGAGCCAGCTTCGGAGCATCAGTCGCTCAAGCATCGGGCGAGTAAACTGCCCCGTGACCTCAGGACTAACAGACCATTCAGCCCACTTAGTTCTGATTTGTTCAGCCAGCTTTTTCGCTATTTTCCCGTTATTAAGTACCGGGTGGGGCTCAACAATAATTCCTTTTGCACCGACCACCCGTTCTTCAAGCTTATCGAATACGCCGATAACGAGATCGTGCTTGTTGTCCAGCCAGCGCGCTTGCTCGCGGAGGGATACAGCCCCCATTTGGCTAAGCTGGTTAGCTGAACGGTTTTCCCTGCGGGCCTTATGCGTACGAGTGGGCTTAACCGCTTCATAAGCCTGAATCATTGCTCTCGAACGTAACCGCGCAGCTTTCCACCCAGGGGAAAAAACGCCAATTGCATCATCTAACAGGCTCATGGAAACCTCGCGAGTTTATAACCGGGTCGTCCGCTACTTTGAGCCAGCAGAGATGCAAGACGACGCTCCCATTCCTGACGCCCCTTGCGGATTTCGGACAGATTTTCGAGCGTCATCTGCTGCCCGTTGAATGTTATAGACTTCCCATCCAGTACCGCTATTTCCGCATCGGTATAACGCTGGATAATGGCTTCAATATCGGTTTGTTTCATACCCAGCCTCCTGATGATGTGGTCCATGGATTGTTTTCAACATTGGGCTGATTAGCCTTCCGTTTTTTCCTGCTGTGGGTCGTTTTTGCAGGTAACGTGGATGACACTTTGCCAGTTTCCGGCGTGCTCTCTTCGATCCATGTTGTCCGCTTCGCCCATTCAGGCGCATCCGGCCATTTGATCTTTTCGTACCCGTGCAATATGACCAGCGCATCGGCATAAACGAGCAGATCGAAGGCTTCATTCGGACCTCGGCCCGGTTTGCTCCATTTTCCATCGGGTGAACGCTCCTCATAGGTCAGTTCATCGTAGAACCAACTGCCGAGCCATTTCGGGAAATGCACATAGTTAGGCCCAGGTGATTCACGCCACAGGGCATTATTAACCTGGTCTTTCAGTGCATCGGTTTGAAGAAGGTAAAGAGGCACATCACCAGCAGCTTTTGCGCGTCTGGTTGATCTGTCAGTGTTATCAGGAAAAGTGCGGGTAATCAGTTTTGATCGCCGGACACTGTCTCCTTTGAAGAGGTAAATCTTTTTACCAAGCCCATCCCGTCGACATTTACGCCAGAACTTGTAGGCGTTATCGGTGACACCATCCTCGCCGCCTGAATCGACAGCCATCGCCATGAGCCGCATGCGTTTTGACGGGTCACTTGATAAGGCCCAAGACTTTTCAAACACGTCAGAAAGAAGTAAATCCCAGTCCTCAGGGTAACTAGCCGGATCAATGGGGAAGCATTCTCCGTGCTCACTGGCCCGTAACGACTGCCGGATGTTGTAACGGTCAACCACCCAACGTTCGCCCTGCGGGCCATATCCGGTAATCTGCACAACGAAACGGCGGGATTTGCCGCCCTGCACGTCGACAGTCGCCATGATAAATTCAACACCATCAGGCACTGTACGCTTTGGCACATCTTCGGCGCGGTGCTCAAGCAGTTCGCTCTTGCGCTGTTCGAGGTTGGCACGGGGCAGATATGGCCGCCCAAAGTCAGTATTTACGACTGTTTTAAGCGTTTCCTCACTCTGTGTAGCTTCATACTCCTGCTCAGCAGTCAGGAATTTGTACATCATCTGCGCCCAAGTCTGGTAAGCAGCTGCCGGACCTTCCATCCAGAACGACGCGATACGCGAGCGGCGCGGCTCACCATATCTGTTGCCATCACGGTCTATTTTTTCCCCGTCGCGCAACCAGACATGGCGGATATTCAGTTCACGTTTCATATCCGCCGTGATCCTACCCTTGCATGCCGGGCACTGGAGATAAGCAGACTCACTAGCCAGAACGGGATCAGGGGAATCCCGGTAGCCGGTCAT